TTAGTATCACCAGCGTTAGCAGCACCTGCGACACAGGCATCTAATTGAGCGATAACAGCTAAATCTACGGTCTTAGAAAGACGTCGACCCATTTCTGTTGAGTACTGAGAACGAGTCTCATAGTGTTGCATTGCTTCTTCAAAGCTATCAACGAATACTGAGGCATACTTAAGATCATCAATCTCAATTACACGCTCACCTGCGTTAATAAGGTTTGGAGTGATATCAGTACCAGGTACGTGAGTATCGATTGCTGCTGCATATTTACCAATTACAGCGAAAGACGCTGATTTACCAGAGGCGATAGTACGATTTTGTACCTTACCTAAGAAAATGTTTGCGCTTTCAAAGGCAGTTAATACTTCACCTGAGAAAACTTTTACCGCTAAAGAACGGTCCGAAACGCCTGATGTACGAGTTGTGCCTACACCTGTGGATACATTTGAGTATGCCATTTTATTTTATTCCTATTAAATTATATTATTGTACGGTTTGTTTTTTTGTAGTATTTAGGTTACTACGCGACCTGTCAGTACTATTAACTGAGGGTATCCTTCAGCTCATACCTCGGTATAAACATCTGGGCAACAATATAGCTGTACTTGAATAGGGACCCCTGGTAAACCTGAGGAGGTAAATCGGTGGCGATAGGGCTAACATAAGATATAGAGGGAGGGGTTATCTTAAAGCCTAAGGAGATGAGAGTAATCAACGCCACCAATGCTTACCCTAGAATGAACTAAGGGCAACCTTTCGTTGCACGTCTGCTCTAAAAGCAGGGTCTCGTGCATACTGTGGGTTAGACATCGCTTGGGTCATCTCAGCTTTACTGCTGAAACCTGCGGATGATGAGGGAGAACTGCTACCTCGAATTAATGAGGGTCCTTTCTCAGCTCTGTATCTGGCAGCTAAACCTTGTATAGCGAACTCTGTTTTTGCATTGTCTGTTAAAGACGAATTGAAAGCTCCAATCTCAGACTCACTTAAGGAGTCCTGCGCCCACTCAATCATATCATTATACTCAGCTTCGCCACCTGCGATACTGTGCATACTCTTAATAGCTGATTGAGTAAGTGCTTCTTGACCAGCAATGTAAGCATCCACCATATTCTGTGGGATACCAGCGTCCTCTAATTGCTTATAGGTATCCTCAGATAGTGAACCTTTATCTTGCCACTCAGATTCAAGAGCAGAATAATCAATACCTTTAGTAGCTACTAATTGCTCTGCTTCTTCCTTAGGGGCCTCAGGAGTTACCTCAGGAACCTCTGGTTCCTCAGTACTTTCCTCTGGCTTACCTATTTTACTCTGTAGATGTTCATAAGCTTTTTCAAGCTCTTCCACAGATTTATACTTACCTGCAAACATAACCTCTTGGTCTGTCTGTAATGTGGTATCAACATTAGCGGCTTGTGCATCTACCTTAGCAACCATAGCTTGGTCATGTGCGGCCTGTTGTTCCTCAGGGGTAAGTACTACTTCGCTTTCTTGGTTTTTACTTTCTTCTGACATTGGTGTTCGCCCTCCAGCATATTAACTTCTGTAACGATAGGAGCAGCAGCTTTACGCTGTGCCTCTAACATTCTCTCTTGAGGTGTTTTTTTCATCACCTCTTCATACTTTTTAATTAACATTATTGTCCTCCACTCTGTTCCATTAATGCTTCTGCACCTTGGGCACCCATCTGCTCTCCTGCGGCTTGACCACCAGACTCTGCTGCTGCTCCTAACCCTTGTTGCATTAGTTGTGCTTGCTGTGCTTGTTGTTGCTCCTGCTGTATCTGCTCTTTAGATTTAATTAAACCCTCGGTCTCGATACCTAAGCTTGTACCAATTTGCTCGATTACTGCATCAACATTAGTATACTGAGCGAATATCTCAGGGCCTAATAGTTGCTGAAGTGTCTGCGAGAATTGTACTAACTTATTATAATCATGACCACGACCTAATGCTTCAACACCTGTGACAATAACAGGTTCCACTAGGCCCTCAGGGAACTTAACTTTAGAAGTAATCATCATCAATTTAATTAATGGTAATTGTAATTCTTGAGTCAGTATTGAGTATATACCACCTAAGGCATCCTCAAGTTCACCAGCCATTAACCTTACTTCTTCTGCTGTAACTCTCTCAGCATCTCTGCGCGCACTCTCATTTAGTAAGAATGCTGAGGCTAATCTACGTTGAATATCATTCATCGTTTGGTAAGCAATGTTTAAATCGTGAGATTTATCCACCTGCAGTGTTGAGACATCTTGCGCACGGCCTTTGATAATAGCGCCTGAGGCAGCTTTAGCTACCGAAGATATCTGTGTAGAACCTACAGGGTCAACAAAGAATAAAACCTTTGCTGCTGCTGCAGATGCCTCAACAATACTCATTGAGAGCGCCTCTAGGGAACGTAAATCACCGAGGTACTGCTCAACAAGACCACGGCCATAATCTTCATTATGAATAGCAGTCCATCTTAATGGTATATAAGGTAAGTTTTTTGTAGTATAAGAACCACGGGTGCCAGGAACTTCAGTATCTAAAGCCTCTTGCCATACGTCCCATTTAGTACCATTCCATTTAACAATGGTAAATAGGTCAATGTCCTTATCCTCGTTTCCTGAGGTATCCATTTCTGGAGGAAGGTCATCATACTTAACTGCTTCTTTTGTGAGAAGCTCTTTAAGGTTACCCTCGGGGCTCCTCTTAACAACATAAGCATTTAAGTTAAATACTCGGGTCCCATCCTCTGCATCTCGGTATACTAGTGCATTACCAGTAGCCACTAGTAACTTAAGTGCCTCAAAGATAGGTACTCTAAGAGCCTCTCTTTCAATCTGGGATGCTAAACCTCGTTCTAAATCCGCTAACTTTTCTTGTATCTGAGCCATAGAGCCTGGTTGACTAGCTTCAATTTCTTGCATAGCTATTTTATCAGGTACGAATCTAAAAAATGGTGCATTAGGAGGCAACAAACTTAATAGTAATTTACTAGCTAAGTTATTAGTTGCTCGAGCGCCTAATGATTGGTAAGGGGTAGAGAGTGTTGCTTCTTCTGTATGCGCTGTATCAACAAGTAGTGAAGGAATAGTAAGCTCAGTACATTGTTTTGCTCTATCGATTACAGCGGTTCTCTCACTGTCTAGCTTAGTCCAACGGGTTTTTAAGCTTATTCTATCCATTTCCATAATTATGCACCTGTATTAACTGCAGCCTTTGCACCAGTTTTAGTTAATGGAATCTGCAAGCGTTTTTTACCCGTTGCCAGTGTCTTTAATTTCTTACGGCCTGCTTCATCAGAACCACCTGCTTTAAAGGTTGCTTCCTCTGCAGGTGCAGTAGGTATAGTAGGTTCTGGTACTGATGGCGCTTTTGAGCTAAATAATCCGCCCACATTATTCTCCTTGATCTTTTAATATATTAAGGTGCCGTATTAATTCTACCACACCATGTTGTTTCCCTTGTTCATATGAAGATAATTCTCGAGTTATTATCTTATCGGGATATGCCTCTTCTAATTGCCTTAATAAGTCTAAGGTCTTTGGGGGTAAGTATTCCATAAATCCTCTAGGTTCTTAGTGCTTCGAGTTCCTCACTAAGATGTACTGTTAAATCAGTCCTATACCGACACCTTAAGCTGTATACGATATAGGCTACTATTGTATTATTCCCAGACAATGTCGCCAGTCATACCAACGGCACTATAGTCCGTCACGGTCTTCTCAAAGAAGTTTGACATACTATCACCACTGGTTAATTCTTCGACCCACGGTAAAGGATTTTCCTTAATACCGAAGTTACCTCTGAGACCCATTTGTATTAAACGCCTGTCTGCCAAGTAGCGAATATACGTCTTAACTTCATCTTTATCGAGGCCTTCAACATCACCAGCCGTGTATGCAAGATCAATAACCTTATCTTCCAACTCAACAATCTGCCTCGCCATTTCATAAACTTCTTTTTTAAAGTTGTCATTAACAATTCTCCCATGTTCATTACAAAACTCTCTAAATAAACGTGACATACCCTCTGTGTGTAATGTCTCATCTCTAATTGACCACTCGATGACGGTGTTCATACCCTTCATCTTACCCATACGTTGATAGTTTAATAGCATAACGAATGCACTGAATAGACTTACACCTTCATTGAACACGGTTAAAGCTAATGACTTAGCTGTTCCATGTATTGAGTGTACATCAGCATCCTTCATGAATTCTACTTTCTCAGCTAAAGCATCATACTCTAAGAATGTACTATACTCTTTCTCATGTAATCCTAATGTATCATTAAGTAATGCATAAGCTCTCGCATGAATACCTTCCCTAGCTGCGAATGACATTAGCATCATACGCACCTCGTTATTCAAGAACTTAGGTATATAGTAGTTGCAGTAGTTACCTGCTACCACTACATCAGACTGAGTGAATAACCGAAGTATCTGAGTGATATGATTCTTCTCTGACTCTGATAGGGTGCCATCTTTCCACTGTGTTACATCATCACTAAGGTTAATCTCTTTCTCAGTCCAATGTAAATCTTCATGTTGCTCTGCATACTCTACAGCCCAAGCATGCTTAAATGGTTTATAAACTTTACTCTCTTCTAATAACATATATTACCCCTGACAAGCTAAACACTCATCTTCCTCCATAAAGTCTTTTAATGCTACACGTACTACGCTTTTACCAAGATTCTCAGCACTAGATGTTGCACTAGTACGTAGGTAATATAAACCTTTAAGTTTCCCTTTCCAAGCCTTAATATGTACAGTATTAACATAGTTCTTATCCGAGCCCGCAGGAAAGAATAAGTTTACTGATTGCCCTTGACAGATATACTCTTGTCTATCTGCGGCATGTTGTACTACCCAATGTTGGTCTAATTCAAATGCAGTTTTAAATACATCCTTATCCCAATCTGATAGGTATTCTAAATGTTGAACACTACCTTGATGATGTCCTATGCCTCGCCACTCCTTAACTAACCACTCCTCATCCTTACCAAGACGTAGACGTTGCTCTTCCATTAAAGCTTCCAAATATTTGTTCTTAATTAAATGAGAACCAATACGTGTCTTATGTACAAAGCTATTCGACTTAATAGGTTCAATACTGGGGGATGTCCCTAATATCATACCACTGTTAGCATTAGGTGCTATAGCTAGTAAGTGTGAATTACGTCTGCCACTACCCTCACCATCTAAATACTCACCTCGTTCCTCCGCTAAAACCTTGGTTGCTGCAACAGCTTGCTCTTTAATTAATGAGAACATCTGTTTGTTACGACCAATGGCTAATGCTGATTCCCAGGGTATACCTTTAGACTGTAGGAATGCATGGAAACCCATAGCACCTAAACCTAGAGAACGTTCTCTCGTGGCCGACAATATAGCTTTACGCATGTAAGAAGATGGAGCATCCTTTATGAAACAGGTTAGTACATTATCTAACATAGTAATTAAATCAGCTACTAATGAGGTATCTTTCCACTCATCAAATTTTTCAAGATTAACACTAGAAAGACAACATACTGCTGTTCTCTCTGCATCAGTAGGTAAATGTATTTCATTACATAGATTACTACCTTTAATCTCAAGGCCTTTATCTTTAAGTTCCTGAGGTAACTTACGGTTAGCCTCATCAATAAAGTTAAGGTAAGGTTCCCCAGTTCTAAAGCGTGTTTCTAAGATACGGTCCCATAGTTCCCTAGCGTTTACTGATTCTCTGTAACCACCATCGTGAGGATCAACAAGATTCCAATAACCACCACTAATGACACGATTAATAAAATCATCGGTAATATTAAGAGCATTATTAATGTTAAAGCACTTACGGTTACTATCACCCCCCGTAGGAATACGTATATTGAGGAATTCAACCACATCTGGATGACTGATGTCCATGTATGCTGCATAACTTCCCTTCCTAGTCTTACCTTGTTTGTATGCTGTCATCGCTGAGTCAGCCACTTTAATAAATGGTATAGGTGAGGGTGCTTTATCACTTACTGCACGAACATCAGACCAATGTCCACCTACGCCACCGCCTTTAACAGATAACCAAGCCATCTCTGCTTGATGGTCTATAAGACCCTCTAGGGTATCTGGTACATAAGATAAGAAACAACTGATAGGTAAACCTTTAGCTTCCTCTCCTGGAGCAGGTGCATTACTAAGTATTGGGCTACTAAACATAAAATAACCATTACTAACGGCATCATATAAACGTTGGGCTAGCTCTAAATCCCCACCACTATAGGCAACACATGCTCTAGCATATGATTCCTGAGGTGACTTCTCCTTCTTATGTAGGTAGTACCCCTTAACTAATTCTAATGACTGAGGCGTCATTGTCTTATCACGTTCTCTATCTATAGTAATACCTAAGTATTTAGTCTTCATGTTTGGCCCTCTTTATCTCGAGTATTTCTTTTTTGTCTTCATCCTCGTAGAACTTGTAAGTTAATTTACCCTCACTGTGCATAATAACTGCATCAACTATACCCTCGTTGTAAGCTTTTTTATCCACACAATATATACAAATAATACCTGCTATTGCCCAACATATACTTACTAATATGATATCAATCATTTAAACATCCTTAACAAATACACCGTCTGAACCTAGATGGCCCTTACGATCTTTAATTTCCTCGTATGCTAATGCAACACATTCATCTAAGAAGAATCCTGAGGTTAAACATACGCCTCGTAATGTGACATAAATATCCCCAATGGCATCCTTAACTTCAGCTTCATCACCCTTGTTCAAGGCATCAAGTAATTCAGTGGTTTCCTCTAGTGTCTTAATAGCTTGGCCCATAGGCTTCCCATTCTCGATAATACCTCTATCGTGAAACCAAGTGTCAATTTTCTTATCTAAATAATCTTTCATTATTCGCTCTCTTCATCCCATGCCTGTACAAACTCTACTTCATAAGTAGGTATTGTAAAGGTACTAATGTCTGTGTAAATTAAATGCGTTGTTTTTGTGGTAATAAACTTCATTACCTTTGTGTATACCTCATCACGCCCATCACTATTCACTACTCGTATTTTCATCATTTCAATATTCCTATTATTTTCTAAATTCTATTTCATTTAGGTATATAGCAGCTCTGCCTTCACCTATTCTAAGTTTTAATACCGCTTCAATATGGGGTGTCGTCATATCTTTAAGGGCAATGTAAGTTAATGGCTGGTCACCATCAATACCATATGTTCCCCAAACAAGTTTCTCTCTTAAATAAGTATGGTCCATACATGAATATAATGATAAATCTTCTGCAGGTTCCTTATTAACACTTCTTCTTGCGTAGTCAGTACCCCCATCAATCATATAGGTTTCCCCATTAGCATCCTTATGTGTCTTGTAATCGTGTCGATGTTCAGAGATTAAGTGTGTGCCATCTGGTGTTTTTATCTCTTGATGAAGTAGATAAGGAGTAGTCTCATTATTTTCTGATTTAATAGTTTTCATATCATTTCTTACCTAGTTAAAGCTTCCCATGATACAGGGTATAGAGGTTGAATTACATCTGATACCATCTCAGCTAACTCTTGTATCTCTAGTTGAGCATGAGAGTCCGAA